TACCAAGTGGGTATGTTTACGAACCACACCAATCGGTACCTATTAGAGTTTTTAGTGGATACATAGAGACCGCATTAAAAACTAAAACTGACAATATCCCAACATATGCGTGGTTTTCAGAATATAACCAATCATTTATTTGGAGGGATATCTATGGTTTTGGATATATTGATTCTGAAGGTAATGGTTTAGATTATCCATTTATAAACGGAGCCCATTATCCGTACAAACAAGTTTTGTTTTTACAAAAACCAATGCAAAGAACTGATGAAATTGTTACAACAATTATAAACCAACCTACAACAGACGACTGTGAGTAATTATTATAGATATAAATTAAATCCAAATGACACTGAAATTAATATTCCAATTAATATTAGTTTTGATATGGAAGGTAGAGAGGAAGGTGTTGAAGAGTTTCAAACAAATGTTGTTCAACAACTAATAAATGGTATTGAAGACTTTGAGATTGGTAGATTCGCACATGCACCATGGGATTCAAATCCTGACAAAACGGAAATAAATTATGTTTTTAATTTCTTTAATCCAAACTTACCCACAACATTTAACACAAACGCACCAAGTATAGGTGATTGGTTGGATGATTATCAGTATGCAACTTTTACAGATTCTGAGATTTATTATTTTTCAAATTCTTTTAAAGGTTCGTTTTTCAAGTTAGACTTTTATGATACAAAAATTGCCGAAAGTCAAAAGATAATGTTTAGTGTAATTTTACCAACACAACAAGGTGTAAAGGAACCGGGAACAATAGGACCAGCATTAAATCCTACAAACGTCATGGTTAAAAAACCAAAATACATTTTAGATTATGTTGGACAAGATAAAGAAGGGTTCTTCTTTTATTGGTTAAGAAATAAGTCATATATATCGAGAACAAAATTTTATATGAGTTGTAAATTCTTCAATGCTAAAATAGGTCAATTTGTTAGAATGATTAATCAACCACAATCTGGATTTTCAGGACCTGTTAAATTTAATTTTGATAAAGAACAATTCTTTTACTATTCGGTAGTGTTAGATTATAGCACTTATGAATATAAAATATATAGAGAATCGCCGGCACAAGTTAGGGTGGGTGTTGGTCAAACAGCGAATGAAGCTATAACCTGGTACGAATACGTGAACCCATAATGGAAGCTGAAGAATATAGTTATAAAATATCACCTGAAGTATTATCGAGTGACATCTTTAATTTAGTTTATACTGCAAAAACTTACTACGACTTACCAAGTAATGGTGTCCCTACTAATTCAACACCTTTTACTTCAGTAACTCAGAATTTTGCAATATATTCAGGTATGTCACAAATTTTAAGTGGTGGGACAAATGGTTCTTCACTACTTACAGGTTTGACAATACCGATTATGTTAACACAAACGTATAATGATGTAGGGTATTATTCAGAATTTGATGGTTTATTGTGTCAAAAAGATGTGGTTACCAATTTTTTATATTCGGCAACAACACCACTTAATTTATATTCATTAACTCTTTATAACACATCAGGAGATTTTACTTTAAGTTATTTAGATTTTAGTACTTACGCGGTTGATTGGGGAGACAATTCATCGATTCAGCAATTGGTGGGCACACAAATCACTCATGTATATCAAAATGCAGGTAATTATACGATAACATTATCAGGCTCAAACCCATTTGGTTTAACAACTATATCTAAACCTGTAACAATACCTTTAGCCCCAGCGTTTACACCAAACCCAAATGGGTTTATATCTTTCACACCACAAGGGGGAAGTTGGAATGGGACACCTATCGCATATAACTACATTTATCCATTAGATAGTAATAATAACCCATCATACCAAGCTTCATCTAACTGGACAACAACACCATTTGTTGTTTCAGGATTTACAAAATCAAAAATACAAGACTTAAAAAGATATGGGTCAAATCCATTTACTGTTGGGTACATTTTTACAAAAAACAATCAGTTTTATGGTAAAATAGATTCAATAATCGATGGGATAACGGGATATACTATTGAAGCAATAACTTATTACGATTTACCTAATGGAAAAACATTCTATGTTATGAATAGTAATGGTTTAACTGCTAATGATTTTGATACGTCCATGATTGTTAAAAACGAACAATTACTTGATTTTGTTATGGCACCCCAAATTCAAACTGATGTGTATGTTGAAAGAGGAAAATATAGCGCCTTTGAATCGATTGAAAGGTTAGGTGAAGTTGATAATATTGGAGATTTAGAAAGATACGGTTACGGTTTCTTTAAAATTAATACTGCATAAAAATATAGATAAACTATTTATAAAATAAAAAAATGGCATTAGGAACTTATGGTATTGTAAGACCTTCAGACGTATCACCAGCAGATGTTGATATAATATTACATTACACCCCAAGTAGGGATGTGACAAATAATTTTTTACTTAAAAAATTAAACTCACAAAGTATTTTAACACCTTATTTCCATAATGCTGATACAGGTGGAAATGCTGGAGTTGAAATACTAGGAGGACTTTATAATTTAAAATTACCTGCAAGCGAATTCGATAAGAAGGGGATTTACACATTATACATTAAACCGGCAGAAATAAGAACAACAATTACGGACTGTGGTGTATTATCGGCATTACCTAATGTGAAAGGTATTATCATAAATCTTAATGATGTCCCATCACAATTTAGAAATAAATTTACAAATCAAGGATTAGTTGGTTTTAGAGTTGAGTACTTAAATAATGATGGTAGTAAAATACCTAACTTTTATAGAATAGTTACATCATCGTTCTTTTGTGAACCAATAGTAACAGAACAAATTAACTCATCACAAAAAACAATAAGATATCGATATGTGGATGGGGGAAGTGATTTAGTATTTTGTACTTTGTCACCATCATCTTCACCAACAAACAAACCAACGGCAACACCATTCATTGGTCAACCAAATCAAAATATTATAGTAACTAACACTTTCTTTAATCCAATCACTATCGATATTCAAATGGCAGATTATGATTTGGATACATTGGCTATTGCACTTTACGGTAACCAAACAAAAAGTATGGAAGACGGAATTTACACATTATACGACAGTAACAACAATATATATAAACAATACAACTTATTTGAGGTTAGAGATAACTTTAACGAGTTACTATATGAAGTTAGACAAGATAGAGGTAACAATATAGATTTTAGTAAAAACTTTACAAATATTATTACTTAATGGCAAATAAAATATTTTACCCACCTATTGGAACTAATACTTTCGCAGATAATCTTGTCGGAGTTCAGATTACTGATGCCGGTGGACTTACACAGGGGAATTTTCAATTCACAAGTGCCATTTATGAAAAAACAAATAGAAAATTTGATACAGGTGTCTTTTCACAACCTTATACGTTAGAAAATCTTAATGTAGGTAGTATTGAAGAAGCTAAAGCGATAATTGAACAAAACTTTAAAGTTTATCCAAACTTTGATTTATCGGAAATTACAAGTTTTTCACTTTACGGTTCGTTAGCCAAAAGGATATCTTCAACCGCTATTAAAATAATTAACAATTTTCCGGCAGCAATTGAGGTTTACACCAAACAACAATCTAGTTTATATACAGGTAACACTGCATTTAATATCGTTTATGATTCTATAAACGATGAGACAACATTTGACATGGATACGGGTCTATTTAGAAACCCATTTGAAATTGACTATTCAGTAAATGCGAAAAGAAATTTAGAAGTAAGACCATTTCCAATAAGTCCAATTAGAGCACTCACAAGTGAGTACGAAAGTTATGCTCTATATTATAGTGATTTACAAACTGAATACCCATTAACCGATATTGTACCAACACCAAATTTATCCGGAGGAACCTTAACTATAACCGTTAAAGGTAATGTGTTTAGTGGTTTGACAACATCAATAAGGACTTTAGTTATCAGGCCAAATAATGATAAAACTCAACAAATTTTTACAAATGATTTTGATGAGGTTGAAAAATTCTTATTAAATCAAAACACAACTCCAAAATATAGTGCTACGTTTTCTTATCCTGAATACGATAGTAATGGTAAGTATACTCAATATAATAGGACTTTAAATTGGCCAATTGATGGTGTATGGAATTTAGACATTCAATCAAGTATATTTACAGAATATCTTGATGGATTACAGTTAGTAGCCGAAAGATTAGACGAGTATAAAACAAATTTAATTAGTAGGTTCTTAATAACAGGTTCGTTTAAAGAATTTGATACTACCGACCAAAAAGTTGAAAAAGTTTTACAAATTTATGGTAGAAGTTTTGATGAGGTAAAAAAATTCATAGACAGCTTAGCTAATATGACATCGGTTAATTACCAAGTGGGTAATGATATTCCATCACAATTACTTTTTAATTTAGCACAAACATTAGGTATAAACCCAAACATTTCACCAAATACGAATGAAGACTTTTTAACATCAGTCTTCAATCCAAAACCACAACAAATTTATCCTGGTCAACAAAATACACCATCACCAACCGAGTTAAACTATCAATATTATAGAAACTTAATATTGAATGCGGCTTATATGTACAAAACTAAAGGTACAAGACAATCTTTAGAGTATGTTATGAGATTCATTGGTG